GATAATCCAATTGCTTATAGGTTAAATAATTTAGATGTAAGTATGACTAATATCTGTTCTGAAATTACTTTATTTACAGATGAAGAACATTCTTTTATTTGTTGTTTATCATCAATGAACTTAGCAAAGTATGATGAATGGAAAGATACAGATGCAGTTGAATTAGCTACTTGGTTTTTGGATGGTGTAATGCAAGAATTTATTGATAAATCTAATGGTAAAGATTCATTAAGAAGAACTCACCAACATGCTAAAAAGGGTAGGGCCTTAGGTTTAGGTGTAATGGGTTGGCATTCATTTTTACAACAAAAAGGATTACCATTCAATTCAATAGCATCAACGGCTCATACCCATAATATATTTTCAGATATTAGAAGTAAAGCAGAAAAAGCATCAATGGCCTTAGCTCAAGAATATGGAGAACCTTTATGGTGTAAGGGAACAGGAATGAGAAATACTCATTTATTAGCAATAGCTCCTACAGTATCTAACTCAGTTATTTGTGGGGGCATATCAGCAGGTATTGAACCCTTACCTGCTAATATCTATACATTTAATGGTGCTAAAGGTACTTTTATTAGGAAAAATAAAGTATTACAAGAAATTTTAGTATCTAAAGGAGAAGATAAAGATAAATGGTGGGATCAAATGCTTTCAGAGGATGGATCAGCACAAGGACTACCAGATAATATTTTATCACCTGAAGAAAAAGAATTATTTTTAACTTTTCCTGAAATTAATCAATTAGAATTAGTTAGACAGGCAGCTATACGCCAGAGATATATTGATCAAACACAATCATTAAATTTATCTTTTGATCCAAGTGACTCACCAAAATGGATTAACCAAGTCCACTTAGAAGGGTGGAAACTAGGAATAAAAACATTCTACTATTTAAGAACAGATTCAGTAATTAAGGGAGATTTAGGATCTCGTATGGCTGATTGTGTTTCTTGTGATGGCTAAAAATACTTAAATATTTTACTAAGAGAGGTGCAGAAGCACCTCTTTTTTTATATTTATGATAAACATTAAAATTAATTATTATGGCAATATTCGGAGTAATTTGTTTAATTGTACTAGTAGGAGCAGCAGTTCTTATTTACCTACAAAAAACAGGAAAAATCGGTGATAGAGATAAAGATCTTATACCTGATGTAGTAGAAGACACAATTGAAGAAACTCAAAAAAGAGTTAAAGCAGTTAAAAAAGAAGCAAAAGAAGCAAAAGTAGCAATTTCTAAAGCAGCAAAAGAAGTTAAAGACGTTGCTAAAGCAGCTGCTGGTAAAAAAACAACTAAAAAAAGAGGAAGAAAACCTTCGAAAAAATAATAATTTTTAAAATAGTTTTAACAAAAAAGTTTATAATATTATGAATAATTTAAAATCAAAATTTATGGCTTTTAAAAACATATTTAAAGATAACAATGACATTAATGAAAAGAGTGTTATTGGGTTTATGTCATTTTTAGTAATGATAATATTTGCATTAGTGGACCTAATAACAGGCTATTTTCAAAAAGGATTAGTAATTAATGAGTTTATATATGAATCGTTTTTAATAATAACCCTAGGGTGCTTTGGTATAGCAGGGTTAGAAAAGATTTTTGGTAATAGACCACCCAAAAACGAAAGTAAAAACGATAATATATAAAAAATGAATAAAATATTTTCAATCCTATTATTATTAATAGGGACTCAAGTACAAGCCCAAGGTTTATTAGATTCATTCTATCAAGATTTTTTAAAATATGGAACTGTTTATGGTGCAGGTGATATTTCAAATTCAATTGAAGCATCAGAACCTACATATTTTTTAAGAACAAACCCAGATGGAAGTTTATATTCTATTCCAGATGTAGTAGATAATACAGAAGTATTTCCATTTGATTACAGATATGGTTTTGGTATCAGAAAATTAGCAAGATTTAATTACGAAAGAAAACCTAAGAATTTTTATGATGGTACTGAAGAACAACTAGTATTTGGGGCCCCAACATCAGCAGTAGAAGGCCTTGAATATCAATTTCACTTTGAAAAAGAAAGATGGAGAGGTGAAAATTTTACTAATTATAGATTTTTTATAAAACACACAGGAAAACACCATATAGTTAAAGTACAAGCTAGAGAAGTAGGTAAAATAAATTTAAATTACAACTCAGCAGAAGTAAGGGGTAGATTACCTATTGGAGAAAAATTTAGTATATCGGCTGGAGCAATTTTAAGAGGACACGAAAGAGCATATGGTTACAATCCAGTAGAAATATGGTTAAATGAAACTGAAATATTCATGGACCAAGATGGTAATCCAATTTTAGGACCAGATGGCAATCCTCAAGAATTTCCTTCAAATCAGTGGTATGAGTTAGGTTATCAATATGGTTATCAAGATATTTTTTATACACAAACAAGTACTGATCCTAATACTGGAGAAGAAATAACAACCCAAGATTGGTGTTGGGTTGATTCTAATGGTGTTGAAGTAGCCCATTCAGATTTAGATTTTAGAGAAACAGTAATGCCTGGATTAATGAATCGTTTTAATGGTGAAGCTTGGGATTTATTAGATCCATGGATGGAAATTGCTCCTATAGTAGGAGTAGATTTTTATCATTACCAAAATAAATTTTGGATACATGCTTATGCTAATTATATTCTCCCTTTCCACAAATACATTGCAGGTGAAGAAGAGTTTAGTTATCTTAATAGAAATAATTGGGGTAAAGGTGGGTTAATATTAGATAATGAATTAGAACAATGGGCTGATTATTCTTTTGGTACTTCTTTAGGATTTAAAGTTAACAAAAATTTAGGAATATTTATTGAAGGTGAATATTCAAAAATGTGGGATAGTAAATTATATCAAACAACATTTGGACTAAATTATACATTTAAATAAAAATGGCTAAACAAATAAATGAAGAAACAAAAGTAATACTAGATTTAAAAACAATTGGTTTAGTATTAGTAGGAGTAGCAACCATAATAGGAATGTGGTTTGCTCTTCAAGCAGATATAGAAGAAGCAAAAAATCTACCAGTTCCTCCTATAGAACGTATAGAGTATGATTTAAAAGATGAGTTGATTCGTCAAACTATAATGGATACCCAAGATGATGTTGAATCTATTTTAGAAGAATTAGAGAAAATAGATCAACGTCTCTATGAATTACAAAAACAGAGGTAATATGAAGAATTTATTTATATTATTATTTATTTTCACCTCAATATCTAGCTTTGCTCAACAGTGGATAAATGATAATAATTTTGATGAAAAAGTAACAGGATATGGAGCATTTGATGACCATTCTGACCATGATGTAATAGTAGTAGAATTTTGGGCGGAATTTAATAAAGATAATGCATTTCCAGATTGGAAAAAACTTGAAAATTTAGATGGAGTTAAATATTATCGTGTAGATATAGCAAAATCCCCAAAATTAAAAAAAGAATTAAGAATTAGAATGGCACCCACCATTCTTCTTTATATTAGGGGAGATGCATATATAAAATTCACAGCAAAAGCAGGATTAGATCTTCAATGCCCTGTAGATTACAATAAAATGTTAAGAGCCATTGAAGTAGTTAAACAGGAGTCATCTTACTAATATTTATAATTAAATATAATATAATGGTATTAAAAGTAGGTTCAAAAGGGAAAGAAGTTAAAGAATTACAACAATTTTTAAATATTGTAGCAGATGGTATATATGGTCCTGGGACAAAAGCAGCTGTTAAAAAGTGGCAAAAGGATAATAAAATAGAGGATGATGGAATAGTAGGTCCTATAACTTGGGATTTAATGGAGTTATCAGAAGCAGATGAACCTTTTACTACTGATGATTTTGAAAGAATTTTTGAAACTTTTAATGGTTTAAATATCCATAAACACTATCTTCCTTGGAATGAATATAAACAAGGTCCTGTAAAACCTGAATATGTTTTCTTACATCATACAGCAGGATGGAATAATCCTTTTAGGACAATTGATCATTGGGGGAGAGACAATAGAGGAGCTGTTTGTACAGAGTTTGTATTAGGAGGTCAATCGGTAAAGGGTAATGATGATCAATATGATGGAACATTAGTTCAAGCATTCCCAGAAGGTAATTATGGATGGCATTTAGGAAGAAATGGAAATCAAAAAATGCATGTTAATTCTGTAGGAATTGAAGTAAATAATTTTGGGTATATAGTAGATGGAAAAACATATGCTGGTACTAGAGTTGTTGAAGATCAAATTGTAACATTAGATAAACCTTTTAAAGGACATAAAACATGGCATAGATACTCAGATGCCCAAATTGAAGCCTTAAGATTATGGATATTATACATTGCGGATAGAGATAATATTGATGTTACTAAAGGATTAGTTGAAGAAGTAAAAGCTAAAGGAGCTGATGGGTTTTTATTTAACCCAGATGCGTATTATGGAAGAGTTAAGGGAATGTGGACACACACTAATACCAGAAAAGATAAATATGATATGTTCCCTCAACCAGAATTATTAGAAATGCTAGTAAATTTATAACAGAATGCAAACAAAATTATCTATAGTGGGAGTAACATCATTTTGCACATATTTGTGTACATACTTTTTAAATTTATCAATGGACAACATGGAACAATATTTAGCTGTAGCAGCTGTATTATGGTTAGATGGAATCTTTGGTATATGGGCTGGAATAAAGAGAGAAGGCTTTAAAACATATAAAGCATTAAAAATAACAAAAAATACATTTGTTTGGTTAGCTATTTTAACAGTTATACTAATGGTAGAAAAAGGATTTTCTGGAACAGGTTGGCTATCTGAAGTAATTATCGTACCGTTCATGATATTACAATTAATAAGTGCCCTTAAAAATGCATCTATGGCTGGTTTAATTAAAATGGAAGAATTAAATAAAATATTAGACCGTATAGATAAGCATAAGGGTTTTAGAAAATAAAAATTATGTTATGTGGTCTAAAATTCAAAAAAGAATATTTCCTTTTATAATAGCATTATCAGCTTTATCAGTATCAGCATCAGCAGCATTTTATTCTGTTAGTGGTTTAAGTAAATTATTTGCAGGTGCGGCTTTTGCAGTAATAGTAATGGCAGCTTCTTTAGAAATTGCTAAATTAGTTATAGCATCTTTACTATATCAATATAGAAAAACCCTTCCTAAATTATTAAAATATTATTTATCTTTATCTTGTGTTGTATTAATTTTAATTACTTCGATGGGTATTTATGGTTTTTTAAGTGCAGCTTATCAAGAAACTGCTGCAAAAGCCGGAACAATTGATGCTCAAATTGCTTTAATTGAAACTAGAAGAGATAATACTAAAGGACAGCTTGATGTATATAATGATGAAAAGGAAAGCATCAACAAGGCCGTTGCTGATTTACGTACTGGCTTAGCAAACAACGTTATACAATATACAAACGCCGAAGGTGTATTAATTACTACAACTTCAAGGGCAACACGTAATGCTTTAGAAAAGCAATTAGATCAAGCTATTGATAGGCAAACTAAAATTAATGATAAAGTAGATGTTTTAAATGAGAAATTATTTAATTATGAAACTGAAATAGTTGAAGTAAGAACAAGTGATGCTGTATCTAGTGAATTAGGCCCTTTAAAATATCTATCAGGATTAACAGGAACCCCAATGGATAAAATTATTAATTGGTTACTATTAACCATTATTTTTGTATTTGACCCTCTGGCAATTGCTTTAGTAGTAGCAGCTAATTATGCCTTTGATCAAATACGACCAAAAACCAAAAAAAACCTTTACGGTGAAAAAGTAGAAGTTAAGGAAGAAGATAAAAGTGCTAGTCTTGAAGTACAAGCAAAACATACAGATTGGGAAGAAGAAACACCTATTCCAGAACCAGCTCTTCCTAAAGGATATGTTCAAAGGGATATAGCAAAAGAACAAGCAGCAATTGAAAAAATATTTAAAAGAAAATTAACACAGTGGGAAGTTAGAGATTTACAAGAAAATAAAGATATTCAAATCTTTAATGATCCTAAAAATAATGATGATAATATAATAAAATACTAAAAGTTATGCTAAGTAAACAATCAATAAGAGGTAATGTTAAAATTCATATGAATAGAGAATTAATTACTGATAAAGAAGTTTTAATTAAAGAAAGTGAATCTTGGACAGATCATCAATTAGAATTTTTTAAAAAAATGCTTAAACAAGGAGGAAATTTTGCTATAGGCGGAAGAAAATTCTTTATTATCCCAAATGGGGATAATCGCTCTCTTATGTAAAATATTTGGTATCCCTAAATATCTTTCGTATATTTACACCATGAATAAGGAGGAAATACAATTAATTATTAATGAAGTTTATCCTAAAATTGAAAAATATTATGGATATTCTAAGTATCATAATTGTACTCCTTATGTAGAACTCCACCACAATATTTATATCAGATTAACTGGAGAGGC